GTTATCGCGCTGCGAGGCGAGGTGGCAATCGAGACCAAGGCGAAGACCGAAGCGCTTGCCGCCAACGTCGAAAGCCAAGCCACGATCACCACCCTGCGCGCCGAGGCTGCAAGAAACGTTGCCTACCAGGCTGACCTCAATAACCGGCTCAAGGCCAGCGAACAGAAAGCCCTGAAGGCGAGGAAAGACTTTGAAGACCTCAAGCGTAAAAGCCCGGCTGTTCGCAAGTGGGCTGATCAGCCTTTGCCTGACGGCCTGCGGGGCAAACCCGCCAGCACCGGTAAAGACAACAACGGTAAGGATCGAGCCCCCTGAGCTTGTCCCGTGCGAGCGCATCAGCGACAGCGATAATGACCTGGCACTAAACGGTGACCTCTGGGCACTGAAGGATCGGGCGGTGAACCTGCTCGACACCTGCGCTGATCAGGTCGACGCGCAGATCCAGCGCAGCAAGAGCAAGTAGGCCGGACGGAGATTAGCGATTCCGGCGCATCCATTCATCAGCAACTTCACCCATGGTCAGGTTTTTATTGCCCTTGACCCATGCCATGAACGGCCGATCGAATTTGAATCCGTTCCCGCATTGCGAGATCAGGAATCGGCGGACGTTTTGAGTGTTGCGGTAGTGCCCGTCGAGCGGGGTGCTGCGGGTGAGAGCGACCGAGTGCCAATCCAATGCCATAACGATTTCCTTAATGATGCCAACCTCTCGACATAGCGAAGAGCATAGCAAGTCGCGTCACGTTTTCAGAGGCTCCCGTTTCATGGCGCGAGAACATAGTGAGTATCAGACATGCCAAGAAAACCCAAAGAAATGTTGCCTCCGCCAGCCCCAGTCACGCCGCCCGCTGTAGATGTGAACGCTGAGGTCGGTCATCTCGACCGAGCCATCACCACCGCGCTCGATGCAGCGAAGGCTGGCGGCCTACCCAACGGCTATATCGTCGCAGTGCTCCACGCTCACGCGCTGAAGCAGACGCAGCTGTTACTCGGTTAACTGAGGTTTTCATGCCCCTGCGACCCCAGAAGCCCTGTAACGCCCAAGGGTGCAACACGCTGACCCGCAATGCGCGGTATTGCGATGAGCATGCCCACCTTGCCAAGCCGTGGTCGACTCGTAACGGTTCCGGTCGTGGTGGCAGGCCGTGGCGAAGGCTGCGTGACCAGGTACTGAAGCGCGACCATTACATCTGCCAATGCGATGAGTGCAAATCGCTCGACCGAATCCGACCGGCGCATGAGGTGGACCATATCGTTCCGCTTGCGCAGGGTGGGACCGACACACCGTCGAACCTGCGCGCTATCAATCACGATTGCCATGAGGCAAAGACCAAACGAGAGGCGCGCTTCGGCGCCGGCGGGAAACCGTCGTAACCCGAAGGGTGGCAATCTCTGGTCCGCAACCCGACGGAAATATGGCGCAGCTCGCACCGATATGGTGCGATAGGTGATGCCTATGGTGGGGGGGCGGTCCAAAAGTTAGGGGCTATTCATACGGACACCGTCCCCCGAACCTGATTTTCACACCCGCGAAATTAAAAGTTCAGGAGTTGCGCGATGGGAGGCACCGCCACGGTCGCCGGCCGTGGTCGCAAACCCAAGCCGACGGCCAAAAAAGCATTGGCCGGAAACCCCGGCAAACGGGCGTTGAATACGGCTGAACCGAAATTCTCTGAGGTAACCAAGGACATCGATCCGCCGGAGTGGCTGAGTGATCGCGCCGCCACGATGTGGAAAATGTTGGTGCCTGAATTGTTGCGGGAGCACGTCATCGCGCTTACCGATCTGCACAACGTCGAGGCGTTTTGCACGGCCTACGACAAGTGGCGCATGGCTGAAGAATCGGTGCAAGAGTTCGGCATCGTGGTCTCATCGTCCCAAGGCAGTCCGATGAAGAATCCAGCGCTGACCGCAGCCAATGAATCGATGCGGCAGATGGTGACGTTCGGCTCCATGCTCGGACTGGACCCCGCGAGTCGCTCACGCATCATCGGAGGAAACAAAGAGAAAGCCACGAACGAATTTGCCCAACTACTGAGCTCATAAATGACCAAAGCCCTGCACCCCAACGTCGACCGGGCGATGGCGTGGGGTAGATCTGTGCTCAGGGGGAAAGTGCCCGCCTGCCGCTACATTCACCAAGCCATACAGCGGCATTTCGACGACCTTGCTGCCAGCCGCAAGCGCGGATATCGGTTCAAGTTCGACCCTGCCAAGGCTGAGAAAAAGCTGAAGCTGATTCAGCTCCTGCCTCACACCAAAGGCGAATGGGCATTCAAGCGCCAGCTCATCACGCTTGAGCCGTGGCAGCTATTTGGGATGGCCGTCACCTTCGGCTGGGTGAAGAAGAAGGGCGGGCACCGTCGGTTCCGCGAAAGCTACTGGGAGGTGCCGCGCAAGAACGGCAAGTCGGTGATTGCGGCTGGCGTCGGCATCAGCATGTTCGTTGCCGATGGTGAATTTGGCGCTGAGGTCTATGCCGGCGCAACCACCGAGAAGCAGGCGTGGGAGGTGTTCCGCCCGGCCAAACTGATGGTGAGCAAGTCGCCCATGCTGATTCAGGCGGCGGGCATCGAGGTTAACGCCTCGAACATGAACATACCATCGGACTTCAGCCGGTTCGAGCCACTGATCGGTGACCCTGGCGATGGTGCTTCACCTAGTTGCGCGATAGTCGACGAGTACCATGAACATCGTACCTCTGCGCAGTACGACACCATGCTGACTGGCATGGGTGCAAGACGACAACCGCTGATGTTCATCATCACAACGTCAGGCGCGGATATCGAGGGCCCTTGCTACGACAAGCGCCGCCAGGTCATCGAAATGCTCGAAGGCACGGTTCCCGATGACGAGTTGTTCGGATGGATCTGGACCCTGGATGAAGGGGACGACTGGACCGATCCAAAGATGTTGGCCAAGGCCAACCCAAATCATGGCGTCTCGGTATTCCAAGAGTACTTGGAGAGCCAGCAGGCCAGAGCGATTCGATCTGCGCGATTCACCAACACTTTCAAGACCAAGCATCTGAACCTGTGGGTGAGTGCGAAGTCCGGCTTCTTCAACATGGAAAGCTGGAAATCCTGCGAAGACACCTCGCTGACCTTGGACCAGTTCGCGGGGCAAGAGTGGATCGCGGGCTTCGACCTGGCGCGCAAGCTCGATATGAACTCACGCGCTCGTTTGTTTTGGCGAATCATTGATGGGCGGATTCACTACTACAGCGTCGGCCCAAAGTTTTGGGTCCCCGAGGACACTGCTTTCAACAGCGACAACAAGCGCATGAGCGAGCGGTTCCAAGCCTGGATCAACTCCCAGCATCTCGATGTCACCGAAGGTGCCGAAGTCGATTATCGAGAAATCCTCGAAGACACCAAAGAAGCCAATCACCACGCGCCGCTCCGGGAATCACCAATCGACCCATTCGGCGCCACGGGATTGAGCCATGAACTCGACGATGAGGGGTTCAGTCCGATCACGATCACCCAGAACTACACCAACATGTCTGACCCGATGAAAGAGCTTGAAGCAGCGATAGAGTCGGGACGTTTCCATCATGACGGGAATCCGATCATGACCTGGTGCGTGGCAAATGTGATCGGCAAGAACCTACCGGGCAACAACGACGTCGTCCGGCCAATCAAACAGGGCGACGACAACAAGATAGATGGCGCAGTGGCGCTGATTATGGCGATCGGTCGAGTGCTCATTGATGCAGCACAAAACACGACCGACTCATTCATGGACTCAATTCGGAATCCGATCATCGCATGAGCTTGCCACTGGCTTTTTTTATCCTCACTGCATTGGGCGGGTTCGGCCTGCTTGTCGGTGGCGTGTTTACGCTGCTCGGCACCGGCTGGGCATTGATCGCTGCCGCAGCATCGCTGTTCATGATTTCCGGCTTCATCAAGAAAGGACTGGCAGGTGAATAAATCTCTTTCGCTGGTTCTCGGCAGGGCTGCAGCCAAGCCGATGAAGTCGCTCGGCGACTGGACCGGAAAGGCCATACGCCTGAGCGACGGAGGTTTCTGGGGATCTTGGCTTGGTGGGCAGTCGAGTTCCGGCAAAGCGGTAAACGTCGACAACGTGATGCGACTGTCCACTGTCTGGGCTTGCGTGCGCATTATTTCGACTTCGGTCGCCGGGTTGCCGCTGGGAATTTATCGGCGTAAGGGCGATGGCGATCGTGAAGATGCGCGTGATTTTTCGTTGTATGACGTCATCCACAACAGCCCCAATGAGGACATGACTGCGTTTCAGTTCTGGCAGGCCGTCGTTGCTTCGATGTTGCTTTGGGGCAACGCGTACTGCGAGATTCACCGCTCCGGCACCCGCGTCATCGCGCTGGACTTCCTGATGCCTTCCCGCGTCGATCTTGAGGTCGACGACGATGGACGTCTTGAATATTGGTACCGCCCGAAGAAAGGCGCCCGCAGGCAGATTGCTCGTGTGGATATGCTGCATATTCCGGCGTTTAGCATAGATGGTCGAGTAGGTATGTCGGCAATCCGCTTCGGTGCAGACGTGTTCGGCTCGGCGATGTCTGCAGATGATGCGGCGAACGGCACCTTCAAGAACGGATTGCTGCCCACGGTGGCTTTCAGCGTCGATCGCATCCTCAAGCCCGATCAGCGCGACGAGTTCCGCGAATACGTAAAAACCGTCTCCGGCGCCATGAACGCAGGTAAATCCCCGGTACTTGAGCAGGGCGTGAAAGCTGAAACGATCGGGATCAATCCAGTGGATGCGCAGTTGCTGGAGTCGCGGGGCCATAGCATCGAGGAAATTTGCCGGTGGTTCGGCGTTCCCCCTTGGATGGTGGGTAAGACCGACGCGGGCAGCAATTGGGGAACCGGGCTTGAGCAGCAGATGATTGCTTTCCTGACCTTCTGCATCAGCTCTGTCACCAGTCAGATCCAGCAATGCGTCAACAAGAGGCTGTTGAGTCCTGTTGATCGGCGCACGTATTACTCAGAGTTCTCTTTGGAAGCTTTCCTGAAGGCCGACAGCACCGGGCGCGCGGAGTGGTATAGCAAAATGACGCAGAACGGGATCATGACCCGTGACGAATGCCGCGTTAAGGAAAATCTCCCGCGCCACGGCGGCAATGCTTCGGTCCTCACCGTGCAGACCAACCTGGCGCCAATTGATCAACTCGGCCAGTCATCTGATGGGCAGGCCGCTCAAGCAGCCCTCAAAAACTGGCTTGGCCAGACGCAGGAGTAACCATGCCTCTGAATGTGAAAGCGCGCAGTTTCAACTGTGAGCTTAGCCCGCGTGCGCTCGATCTTTGGAACCCTGACCTGCGCGCGGCGCTGGAGGCAGGGACCAACACCATCACCATGTATGGGGTGATCGGCGAGGACTGGTATGGCGAGGGTGTGACTCTGAAGCGTGTCGACGCTGCATTACGGGCCATCGGCGATAATCCGCTCACTGTCTATATCAACTCCCCGGGTGGAGACATGTTCGAAGGCATCGCGATTTACAACCGCCTGCTGGAGCATTCCCAGGAGGTGACGGTCAAGGTTCTCGGTCTTGCCGCTTCGGCAGCTTCCGTCATTGCGATGGCGGGCGCTAAGCGTGAGGTTGCCAAGACAGCATTCCTGATGATCCACAACTGCTGGACCTACTTTGCCGGTAACCGTCATGCGATTCGCGAACTGGCGGACACGATGGAAGAGTTCGACCGCGCCATGATCAGCCTGTATGCAGACACCAGCGGCCTGGACGAAGCGGCGGTGGAAAAGATGCTTGACGCCGAGACCTACATGAATGGATCGAACGCCGTCGAGAAGGGCTTCGCTACCGGCCTGATCTCTGCTGAGGAGATTGAGCAAGCTCCAAGCGAGGACGGAGCTCAGGCGCATTCCGCTCGCAGGCTAGACGCTGCGCTGGCCAAATCCGGCATGCCCCGTAGCGAGCGCCGTAAGCTGATTTCTGATATCAAGACCAGTACGCATAAAGCTGCTGGCGGCGACACGCTTCGCGCTGTCGTGCCGGGCATGCCTAGCGCTGCCCTTGATGTATCCGCGTTTGAAGAAACCGCAAACCAGGCGTCGGCACTCCGGGGACTTATCCCTAGCTGCTAAACGGCTGACAACGCCACTGATCATCGACCGCCTAATGGCGGTTTTTTCATTTCTGAAAGGACAAAACCATGCCTCAAGATCTTTCTGCAATCGAAGCCTCGCAAAAGCAAACCCAAGCCGATCTGAAAGCCGTCGGCGATCAGATCAAAACCTACGCCGAGCGCACCGAGAAGGAAATCAAGGCCTCGGGCGAAATGCAGGCTGAAACCCGCACTAAGGTGGATGAACTTCTGAACAAGCAGGGCGAGCTACAGGCTCGTATGCTTGAAGCGGAGCAAAAGCTGCTCAACGCAAACTCTAGTCGTGATCGTGGTGAGCGGCAGCAATCTGCGGGTGAGCTGGTAGTGGCAAGCGAGCAGATGCAGGACGTAAATGCCTCGTTTCGTGGCTCCCGCCGGGTCTCCGTGCCGCGCGCCGCCATTACGTCCGTACCGGCCTCCGGTGGTTCTCTGGTTGCGCCTGATCGCCGGCAGGAAATCATCATGCCGCCTGAACGCCGCCTGACGATTCGGGACCTGATCGCACCAGGTACGACCACCAGCAACTCGTACGAGTACGTTCGCGAGACCGGTTTTACCAACAACGCCAAGTCGGTAGCGGAGAACACGGCCAAGCCGTATTCGGAACTCACGTTCGAACTGGTGAATGCGCCTGTCCGCACACTGGCGCACCTGTTCAAAGCGAGTCGTCAGATCCTCGACGATGCCGCTGCGTTGCAGAGCTACATCGATGCCCGTGCACGCTACGGTCTGCTGACTGTTGAAGAGGTCCAGCTGCTGTACGGAAACGGCACCGGTGCCAACCTGCAAGGTCTGATGACACTGGCCGAAGCCTACGCCGCCCCGGCAGGTATCGTCGTTGCTGGCGAGCAGCGTATTGACCGCATCCGCTTGGCACTCCTGCAAGCGGAACTGTCCGAGTTCCCAGCCGACGGCATCGTTCTGAACCCGATTGACTGGGCGGCAATCGAGCTGACCAAAGACGGCGAAGGCCGCTACATCGTGGGTCAGCCGCAGGAGGGTACCGCCGCTCGTTTGTGGAATCGACCGGTCGTTTCGACTCAGGCCATGCAGCAGGACGACTTCCTCACCGGCGCTTTCCGCCTGGGCGCGCAGATCCTCGATCGTATGGAGATCGAAATCCTTATCTCGACCGAGAACGCCGACGACTTCGAGAAGAACATGGTCACCATCCGCGCGGAAGAGCGTCTAGCGTTCGCCGTGTATCGTCCAGAAGCGTTCGTCACCGGCTCGCTTACCGAAGCGGCTGGCGGCTAACCCAACCACCTAGGCGCCCGAGTGGCGCCTTTTGGAGAACTTGTTTATGGCTACTGATACCGAAGAAAAGAAAGCAGCCGCCCGTCGCGCTGTTGCCAAGCCCGAGGACGAGCCGAAGAGTCAGTCCGCAGGGGAGCAGGCGGTCACGACAGTCGAAGTCTTTCCGCTGCGCTCGTACCAGGACGATGGCGAGATCAAGCGCCGAGGTGGGCCCGGCTACAGCGTTCCCAAACGTCATGCCGACCAGCTGATCCTTGCCGGCCTGGCTACGGACAAAAATCCAAAGGCCTGACATGAACGCCATTCCTACTGATCAAGGCATGCAGCACCTGCGCGCTGATGATGATGACCGCGATTATGTGGAGTTGCTCCTTTCCGCCGCCGAGGATAGCGCCGCGCAGTTCATGAATCGCCGGTTCTATGCGGACCCTGATTTATTGGGCGAAGCCGTATTGGATGGAACGGCCGGCGTTGATCCGATCGTGATCAACCCCTCAGTCCGAGCAGCCTGCTTGCTCATCTTGGGCAGCCTTTACTCAAACCGGGAGGATGTGGTGGTTGGTGCTGGCTCAACCGAACTGCCACTCGGGTCTCGGTCGCTGCTTACACCGTATCGAATCGGGATGGGTGTCTGATGAGGGCCGGGGGGCTGCGGCATCATCTCATGCGCCAGGCTGTTACCCGGTCGCCAAACGGTTCCGGCGGTTTCGCTGAAGGCTGGGAAGATGTCGGAAAGCTATGGGCTGAAATCACCCTACCAACCGGGCGTACGGCTCCAGTTGCCGAGTCGATTTCAGCCGTCATCACCGCTGAGATCAGAATCAGGACAAAGCGAGATGTTCTGGCGGGGCAGCGGCTTGTCGGTAGAGCGGTGACCTATCTCATCGAAGCCGTTCTGCCAGATAACGATCTGAGCATGACGCGGCTTCTCTGTTCAAATGTTCCGAACCCATAGGGGGTATCAGATGAAAGTAATTGCCAAAGCAAATCTTTCTGGCGCTGTCGGCGATCGTGTGCCTGGCGAGGAGTTCACGGTTGACGCTAAGACTGCCGACGACCTGGTTGGGCGCGGGCTGGTTGAAAAAGTAGAGCAGCCGAAGGAAACGAAGCCCGAGAAAACCCAAGAGAAGGGCTGATCATGGCGCGGCGATCCCGCCTCTCCGGCGATTTCAAGTTGCGAAAAACGCTTCGCGCCATTCACCAAACCATGGACAACCATCTCAAACCTGCCATGGAACAGGCTGGACAGCGAGTGTTGGCCACGATGAAAGAACTGGTACCGCGCGATACTGGTGAGGCTGCTGCTGCACTTTCGTTTTTTGTCTCTCGAAGTGGTTTAAACGCCGAGATCGGACTGCGCGGGAAAAAGAATTACCGGCGCTTTTTCTACCTTCGGTTTCTTGAGTACGGAACGAAGGGATACATCGGCGGCAAGCGGGCGGGAAACCGCAATCAGCGAGACACTGTTAAAACAGACGGCTCTCATTGGTTCGGCAAGCACCCGGACATTCCCGCACGCCCGGCCCATCCATGGTTGCGGCCTGCCTATCAGGTAAACCGGGAGGTGGTCTTGGCTGACATCAGAGCCGCCGTGAATGAAACGTTGAGGAGGGCCACCAGCGATGCCTGATCCTTCGGTGGCCCTGCAGCAGGCGCTATACGAGCGCTTGACTGCTGAAGTTTCCGCTCCCGTCTACGACGGGGCGCCCATGGATTCGCCAATGCCGTACGTTTCGATTGATCGCGAAATCGCCACGAACGAGCGACCCATTGCAGGCCGCAAGCGTGAGTCACGGCTGATTTACCTGAGCGTTTGGTCGGATGCCCACGGCCAGGCTGAGGCCAAACTCATTGTGGGGCAGGTCGTCGATGCTCTGGATGAGCGACCGATGGCACTCGCCATCGGTCGAGCCGTATCTGTCCGCGTTATCCAAGCAGGAACACAGAGAGAGCCAGATGGGGTGACTTATCAAGGCTCTGTGACCGTTCGCGTGATCACCACTCACTAACCCAGCCGATTTTGGCTTATCCAATGCGCCTTTGGAGGACTACCCATGGCCGATGACAATCTGAACACAGCCGCCGGCTGCCGAATCTCGATTGGTGGCAAAACTGCTGCGACAACTGAGACCGAGTTCAAAGCTGACACCTATGTCGAGATCGGCGAGATCGAAGACCTTGGTGAGTTTGGAGACACGTTCAGCTCCGTTACATTTACCTCCCTGCGTGACGGTCGCGTTCGCAAGTACAAGGGCACGGCCGATGCCGGCGACATGACTTTGGCTGTAGGCCTGGACAATGGTGACGCTGGCCAGAACGCGGTGAAGACTGCGCACAAAGATCGAAGCAAGGGTGACTACAACTTCAAAATCACTTTGAACGATGGCGATCCAGCGGCAACCCCGGCAATTCTTCCGACCACGTACTACTACCGTGGGAAGGTCATGAACAATACTGTGGCAGCGGGTGCGGCCGACAACGTGGTGCGCCGCAACATCACCATCGGGATCAACTCGGATGTGCTGGAAATAGCAGCCGGTCCAGCCGCCTGAGGTGATGCATGAGCAAAACTCTTCATGGGCACATTGACGTCGCCGTTGGCGACGTCACCTACGAGCTTCGCCCAACTCTGGCTGCCGTTCGGGCGATTGAGTCGCGCCTGAACGGCCTGCGCGGTGCGTCCGCCGCGCTGCATGCGGTGAGCGTCGACGCCGCCGCGATTGTCATCGCTGCTGGCGCGAATCTCGCCGGTGATAAAACGGAAGGGCTTCCTGAGGCCGTCTGGCAACACGGCGTAGCTGAGCTTACACCGCGACTGATTGAATTCCTCGGCGCCCTGTACAACCCGCGCGGCGGTAAGCCGGGAAAGTAGCAGCCGAGGGCATCAGCGCCGTAGAGGAAGGGAGCTACGTCGATCGGTTGTACTCGGTGGCCACCGGCTGGCTCGGCTGGACTCCTGATGTTGCTTGGCATACGCCTCTCCCTGAGTTGTTCATTGCGATGGACGCGAAGATTGAATGGGCACGTATGACAAGCCCCTTTGCTAGTGCTTCGACGCACCCTACACCACCCCAGAAGCCCGTCGATGTGGCGCAAAAGCTGCGCGCCGCACTCACAGGTCGGCGCGACGGCTGATATTTTTGATTGGAGGACCGATAGGTGGCTGATTCTGACGTCCAGGGCATGCTCGTTCGGATCGAGGCCACTACCGCGCAACTGCGGCAAGAGCTTTCTCGGTCGGAAAGTGCTGTTGCCAGCACGGCTCAAAAGATTGATCGCAGTCTTGCAGACGTTGATGGTGCTTTTGATCGGCTGAATAGCAGCGCAGATAAAGTCGGCGAAACCGTTTCATCGACTTTCGAGAAGATCGGCGCGGGTAACATTGCGGCTGCGGGATCGATTGCCGGTCTTGTAGCACTCACCAGTAGTACGATCGACTACGCACGCGAGGTGAAAAATCTCGCACAGCTTTCAAATACTTCCGTCGAGGACTTTCAGCGCCTGGCATACGGTGCAAAATCAGTCGGCGTTGAACAGGAGAAGCTTTCTGACATCCTGAAGGACACGAACGACCGCGTCGGTGAATTCCTTCAGCGTGGCAGCGGTGAAATGGCCGATTTCTTCAAGGAAATCGCGCCTCAGATCGGGGTAACTGCGGGGCAGTTCGCCAATCTATCTGGTCCGCAGGCCTTGCAGCTATACTACACCTCATTGGAAAAGGCGGGGCTGAATCAACAGCAAGTCACGACCTATATGGAGTCGATGGCTGACGAGGCCACCGCCCTAATTCCATTACTTCGGAATAACGGCAAAGAGTTTCAGGCTCTTGGAGACCAGGCTGAAAATGCTGGCTCGGTAATCTCGGAGTTCAACATCAACCGCTTGGTGACTGCCGGGCAGGCGATATCAGGGCTCAAAGCGACATTTGCCGGTGTGACCAACCAAATCACCATTGGCCTTCTGCCGAGTATTGAGCAGGCTACTGATAGCCTGCAAAAAATGCGGGACAACGGTGGTGCGAAGCAGCTCGGCGAAACGATAAGTTTCCTCGCAGAAAATGTCGACGTACTGGTGGCTGCACTGGGCGGGAAGCTGGCGGCCGCATTTGCGAAGTTCGCTATTGATGCTGTGACGTCTGCCGGCGTGGCCACCAAGGCCATGCTAACCAACATCGCAGCGACCAAAGCGTCGGCCATCGCGAAAGCGGAAGAAACAGCAGCCTCGGCCAGTTCGGCTGCGGCAAAGCTGAAAGAGTCGGTCGCCGCTTACAGTGCTGCACAGGCTATCGAGGCTGAGGCCGCAGCACGGCTTGCAAGCCTACAGGTGGCGCAGCAGCAGATTGGTTACCAGGCACGATTGGCAGTTGGTACCGCCGAGGAGACTCGCTTTTCGGCAGCGCTGGCGGCCATCGAACGTGACTTGGCTGCGGCAAAGGCCGCGGCCGCCACCGCATCGAACCAGCTCGCTGCGGCGACTGCCGCTTCCAGTGCTGCAATGGCCCGCGATACTGCGGCTACAACTGCAAACGCGGCTGCCCAGACACAGGCAGCGGCGGCCAAGAGTGTTCTGGCTCGCGCCGGTGCTTCTCTGTTGTCGCTGTTGGGTGGCCCTGCCGGTATTGCCGCGCTTGCCATCGGCGTCGGCGTCGCATTCCTGACCATGGGGTCGCACGCCCAGGCGGCGCGTGCGGACATCAACGACCTGAAACGGTCGGTGGAAGAAGTTCGCAAGGAATTCAACCAGCTCACGCGCGACCAGCAGCAAGGGGCGTTGGTTCGTGTAACCGAGCAGCAGAGGGACTCAGCGAAGCGCGCAAGTGATGCGTTTGGTGATTTGCGTACCTCGATGCAACGGGCCCTGATTGGCCCTCGCTCGAGCGAGACAGGATCGAAACAGTTCACCGCGCTGGCTGACAGCCTCGACAAGGCCAGATCCGCCGGTAAGCCATTGTCGGACGCCATCCTGCAGGTCGGCAAGCAACTGAATATTCCTCAGTCGACTCTGGATGGCTGGGTGAAACAGGCCGACAGCGTCAGCAGCCTTGATGTCGAAACCAAGTTGCTGACAGATCGTCAGGACCTGTATCGCAAGCAACTGGACGGCAGCACCAAGTCGACCACGGGAAAAACCGACGCTGATATTGCCGCCGAGAACGCGGCGAAAAACTACCAGCAGACCTTGGACAAACAGCTCAATACGCTGAAAGACAAGACCAAGCTGGAGGAAGCTGACCGGTTCATCACCGAAAACAAAATTGATCCCCAGAGCGAGTTAGCGAAGCAGATCCGCGAAACCGCCAAGGCCGTCGACGCTCAGAAGCAAGCCGACAAGGATGCCACTGATGCGACTCAGAAGAGCAAGGAGGCGCAGAGTAAGCTCGAGCAGCAACTTAAGGCGTCCGCTGACGGCTATGCGAAGCTGAAAGAGCAATTCGACCCTATTGGCGCGGCAGCAGACGAGCAAGCGAAGAAGATCGCGGAGCTTCGGCTGCTCTACCAAAACGGGAAGGTGTCGACGGAAGAGTACGGCCAAGGCCTCAACTGGCTGCAGAAGCAGTACGACCAGGCTGTTGCTTCTGCCAACGGCATGGCGGAAGCGTTGAAATATGAAGCCGACTTGCAGCGGCAACTCGCCAATGCGCAAGCATCTTACGATCAGCTGGTCGCATCTGTCGGGATGGGCAGCAAGGAATCCGAAAGGGCCCAGGCACGGCTCGCGCTGGAAAAAGAAACCAACGACAAGGTCCTGAGCCTGCGCACGGAGTTAGCCACGGCTACCACGGACAAGCAGCAAAAGGAGCTGGAGAATCAGATTGCGCTGACGCAGAAGTATGGTGCATTGCAGGTCGACGCGATGGTGGAAGGCTATCAGAAAGTCGATGAGGCGCAGGGCGACTGGAGACTGGGGGCGAGGTCAGCATTTCAGGACTACGCGGATGCTGCGAGAGATGTCGCCGGACAAACAAAATCTGCGTTTACTTCGGCGTTCAGCTCCATGGATGACGCCATCGATACTTTCGTGACGACGGGTAAATTCAGCTTCAGTGATTTCACTCGCTCGATCCTGGCCGACATGGCCAAAATCGCCGCACGACAAGCATCGAGTTCTTTGCTCAGTTCATTATTCGGGGCAGGTCTCAACTACTTCACCGGCGGGGACGGTAACGGACTGGCGTCCGGGTCTGCTGGGGCTACGTCGTCTAATTTGGGCGCCTCCCAAGCAGGTTACTCATCTAGCTACTTTCCGCAGGCAGACGGCGGCGCCTGGCTCAACGGCATACAGATGTTCGCCAACGGCGCGGCCTTCACCAACGGCGTCGTAAACACGCCCACGGCGTTCGGTATGGCCGGAGGCGGCACTGGAGTCATGGGCGAGGCCGGGCCCGAGGCGATCATGCCTTTGGTGCGGTCTTCGGACGGGTCCCTAGGCGTGCGTATCGTTGGTGGGGCTACCGCCAGCGGAACGGTAGTACAGGTCGATGCGCCGTTGTACCTCACGGTGCCGGATCGAAGTTCTGATGGGATGGAGCTGGATCCCGCTGCGCTTCAACAAAATATGCAGAAGCAAATGGTGGCCACTGCTCAAAAGGCGATTGCCGATTCCTGGCGTCCCGGCGGTACCAGCCATCGAAATAGTATCGGGAGAGGCTGATGGCTATCGAGACATTCACCTGGTCGCCCGACGATGAGCCCAGCAGCGACACCACTCTCAAGACAAGGAAGTCTCAATTCGGCGACGGATACGTTCAGGTTTCAACTGATGGACTGAACAGCGAGCAAGAGAGCTGGGATCTGACCTTTGGGGGAGTAAGCGATGAGGTCGTCCCCATTCTCGCCTTTATACGGCGGCATGGTGGTGCCAAGTCGTTTCTCTGGACCACGCCTGAGGGCGTGCTGGGGACGTACCGCTGCGAGACATTCCGGCAACAGCGTAAACCCGGCGGGATCGTTGCGCTCACGGCAACCTTTGAAAGGGCGTATCACCCATGAGCTTGATCACTGAACTGCAGCAGTTAGAGCCTGGTGCCGAAATCCTTCTTTTTGAACTGGATGGGTCTGACTACGGAGCCGATGTGCTCCGTTTCCACGGCCATGCGATCCCGTACACCGCAGCAGAGCTGCTCGCCGCTGGTGCCGATGCCGACCAAATGCCGGCGAAATCGATCTGGTGGCAGGGAGAAGAATACGGCGCCTGGCCGATGCAGATCGACGGCATCGAGGCCAACGGCGATGGGACCGCAGTGCGTCCCACGTTGTCAGTTGGCAACGTGAATGGCCGAATTACTGCGCTGTGCCTGGCTTTCGAGGACTTGCTTGAGTTCAAGTTGACCATGCGGCACACGTTGGCTCGCTACATCGACGCGGCCAACTTCCCCGCAGGCAATGCTGAGGCTGACCCAACTCAGGAATCCATCGAAGTCTGGTACTTGGACCAGAAGACCAACGAGGACGGCGAAACTGTTTCGTGGGAGCTCGCCAGCCCGGGTGATGTGGGTGGCGAATCGATCGGGCGCCAGATGACCACGCTGTGCCATTGGTGCCTCACCGGCGGATATCGTGGGCCAAACTGCGGCTACACCGGTCCGTACGTCGACAAGGACGGCAATCCGACTGGCGACCCTGAACTCGATGAGTGCAATGGGTTGCTCACCACCGGCTGTGAACCGCGCTGGGGCGCCAACAACGAATTGCCCTTCGGCGGCTTCCCGGCTGTCTCGCTGATTGCGCGGAGTTGATTATGCTCAAACACATTTTTAAAGCGGTGCAGACACATGCTACCGCAGAATACCCGCGCGAGTGCTGCGGGCTACTGGTCAGCATTGGACGCAAACAGCAATACATCCCTTGCGCCAATACCGCGACCGAGCCGACCGAAGAGTTTCGGATAGCTCCGGAGGATTACGCCGCCGCGGAAGAGCAAGGCGAGGTGATCGGTATCGTTCATTCGCACCCGGACGCGACCAGCAGGCCGTCACCGCGCGATCTCGCGATGTGTGAGGCGATCGAGCTGCCTTGGCATATTCTCAGCTGGCCCGAGGGGGATCTGCGAACGATCGTACCGACCGGACACACCCCATTGCTGGGCCGACCCTTCGTGCATGGCGCTTGGGACTGCTGGCAGGTTTGCGCTGACTGGTATAAGCGCGAATGGGGGCTGGAGTTCGATGCCTTCAAGCGTGAGGACGGTTGGTGGGAGCAGGCCGACGGGCCGAGTCTTTATGAACAGGCCTATGAGGCAGCGGGCTTCGAGCGTGTTGGCACGCCACGGCGCGGCGACATGGTCGTAATGGAAGTAGGGCGGACGAAGCACCCGAACCACGCGGGAATCTACCTAGGCACAGACCCGAAGCTGCCGGGAGAGCAAACAGCCGTGCACGGCGCAGGACCTTTTCTGCTTCACCACATGTACGGCAAGCCATCTGAAATCATCGTTTTCGGGGGGCCTTGGCATGACAGAGCGCGCCTGATCCTCAGGCACAAAGACGCAAAACAGTGAACGGCGATGCTGCAGGAGATAGGTATGAAACATGCTGAAAAATCGACAACGTCGGGCAGCAGCGCTGCTAAGTTGGCCGATCACTGGGGCGTCGTATTGAAGCAGAGCCATGTGACCGGCCAGATGTATGCTGCGGGATTTAAGCTTTGCCGGCGATCATGGTGCTAAGGGTGTCGACTTAATGGTAGTGGAGCCCCTTATCCACACCCTCCATCGTTTCGTGCTTCAAATCCTTCAGGTCCTGTGCGGTTGCATCTGCTAAGGCCTGGTTGCCAGAAGCGATTCGACGACCGATCACTGGCGCCGCGTTTAGGTTGAAGTTGATGCTGGTCCGTAATGCTTGCTCCATCTCAGCAAGGCGTTGCTCCACTGTTGCTTGACTGCTCACATCAGCGTCCTAGGTCACATTGCCGCGGTCCATTGGCTAGCAGCCTGCGGGCTGGGACTTTGCCTGCTTAGTTCAGACTGATGACGGTCAGTCGGGACTGGCCTTTGGGGGTTACCGGAACGGTCTCAATCCTCAGCCTGTAATTGCCGGACTGCATTTTCGTAACCATCAAACCCGACAGGCCTTGGCTGTGAAGAAGCATTGCTGCTTCATGATCGATCCTTTGCTGTAGCTCGGCCCATGTAATCTTTTCCTTTGAATACCGGTCGAGCAGAATCAGTGTGGCGTCTAGCCTTTGCTGGTCCATGTGTTATTTCCTCGGTTTCCGTGAGCATGCGCCGACGATAGCAAAGAGCTACGAACAGCTGTACGTGGTCATGCATACAGCTTTTGTGATGATAGAGTGGCCCTTTATTAACGAGGGATCATCATGCGAATTTTGATAGGGGCGCTGGCTGTTGCCGTCCTGGCTGGTTGCATGGCTCGGCCTATGAATGAGGTGAGGCAAGATGGGCCTTACAAGGTTCTTTATTCACAAAAGACCGATAAAGCCCTCGCCCAGTGCGTTCAGTACGAATGGCAAAACCAGTCGCTGTTCGGAGTTACTCCGGAAGCCACGATGCAGCCGGGTAGGGACTCGGGCTATACCGTATTCACGTTGGCGTCTGAGTATTTCGTTGATGTCACACCAGGTGCATCAGGGGCTGTCGCGAGGTATTACGTGATTACAGGAAACTGGATTGCGAGGGCGAGGCTCGAGAAACTTCAATCATGTCTCTGAATCAATGACACGACCCGCCTCGGCGGGTTTTTTAATGGGGGAGCTATGGCTGCCAGATACAATCCGATGACCATCATCAAGCTTTCAGGCTCCCTTGCGAAGCGGTTCGGTCGAGAGCATCGACGCCTGATCGAAAGCGAAAGCGTTTGGGAGGCATTCAGAGCGCTCAAAGCAACGCTCAACGGCTTCGACGAAGAGGTCAAGCGGCTTGACCGGATGGGGCTTCGATTTGCCATTTTTCGCAACAGGCAGAACTCTGGAACTGAGTTGTTCGAAATGTCGGGCACCCGAGAGATTCGGATAGTCCCGGTGCTCGAAGGCAGCAAGCGTGCTGGATCGCTGCAGACAATCGTGGGCGCCGTTCTCGTCGTGGTTGGGCTAGTTATCACCGGAGGCACATTTGGAGCGGGCGCGCCATTCGGCTCCGCCCTGATCACTTTGGGTGCTTCAATGATCGCTGGGGGAGTTATCCAGATGCTCAGCCCCCAGGCGTCAGGAATCAAGCAAAGCGCCTCCCCAGAAAACCTGCCGTCCTATGCCTTCGGCAGCGCGCGTAACACCACCGCCAGCGGCAACCCGGTCCCGATCTGCATCGGAGAGAGAGATTGGGGCGGGGCGATCATCAGCGCCTCGATCTACGCCGAAGACAAAACGTGATTTCAGATTGGAACACCCGGCCGCCGATTGGCGGTTTTTTTATGCCTGGAGGAAAGCATGGGCGCAGCTGAAAAAATCGAGATTACCGGCGCCAAGGGCGGCAGCAGCAACCCAAAGCAGCCTATCGAGGCATCAGACAGCCTGCGCTCCACTAACTTGGCCAAGCTCCTGATCGCAGTGGGTGAGGGGGAATTCGACGGTGCGCCCACCAATGCCACCATTAAGTTGGACGGCACACCAATAGCAGATGCCAGCGGCAATCTTAATTTTCCGAACGTAAAATGGGAGTGGCGCTCAGGGGCTGTAGATCAGTCCTACATCCCAGGCATTCCATCGGTCGAGAATGAAACGACTGTCAACGTCGAGCTGCGCAGCGACACGGCTTGGGTGCGCTCGCTGACCAATACCCAACTCTCAGCCGTGCGCGTGCGTTTTGCGTGGCCTGCGCTTCAGCAGCAGGATGAAAACGGGAACGTGGGTGGCTACCGAATCGAATACGCGGTCGATGTTGCCACGGACGGCGGCGCCTACCAGCAGGTCCTTGACGAGGCGGTCGACGGCAAGACGACCACCCGTTATGAGCGGTCGCGCCGCATCGATTTACCAGCGGCTATCTCCGGCTGGCAGATCCGCGTCCGCCGCATCACGCCAAACCAGAACACCAACAAGATCGCCGATGCCATGCTGGTCGCCGGCTACACAGAAGTTATCGACGCGAAACTGCGTTACCCGAACACGGCACTCCTCTACATCGAGTTCGACGCCGAGCAGTTCACAAACATTCCCGTCGTAACCGCACGGTGCAAGGCGCGTAAGTGGCAGGTACCGAGCAACTATGACCCTGTCGCGCGCACCTATTCAGGCGTGTGGGATGGCACTTTCAAGCAGGCGTGGACAAATAACCCGGCTTGGGTCACGTTTGGAATTTGCACCGTTGACCGCTTCGGCCTGGGCAAGCGCATCAAGCCGTTTATGGTCGACAAGTGGGAGCTCTATCGAATCGCCCAGTACTGTGATCAGTTGGTGCCGAATGGCATCGGCGGACTAGAGCCGCGCTTTCTCTGCGATATGAACCTGCAAGGTAAGGCCGAGGCCTGGACGCTGCTGCGCGACATCTCGGCGATATACCGTGGGATGACCTACTGGGCGCAAGGCCAACTTGTGATGCAGGCCGACATGCCTCGCGCGCAAGACTTCGACTACGTCTTCACGCGTGCCAATGTCATCGACGGCAAGTTTTCCTATGGCAGCGCCTCCTCCCAGACTCGTTATACCCGGGCGATAGTCAGCTACGACAATCCAGCGAACAACTACGACACCGACGTGACGGCCTATGCCGACTCGGTTTTGCAGCGTCGGTTTGGTGACAAGCCGGTCGAGATCAGCGCAATCGGTTGCACCCGTGCGTCGGAAGCGCAGCGCCGCGGTAAGTGGGCGGTGATGAGCAACAACCAGGATCGTACCGTTACGTTCAAGACCGGTATGGAAGGTGCAATCCCGCTGCCTGGCTACATCATTCCGGTGGCGGACTCGTTGCTTGCGGGCCGAGAAATCGGCGGACGTATCTCCGCTGCAGCTGGCCGAGTTGTGACACTGGATCGTGACACTCAAGCCAAGGCCGGAGATCGTCTGATCATCAACCTGCCGAGCGGCAAGGCGGAAGGGCGCACTGTACAGTCAGTGGCTGGACGCGCGGTTACCGTGACCACGGCCTACAGCGAAACTCCGACCCCACAACTTCAGTGGGCGCTTGACGCTGACGATCTTGCGATCCCGCTTTACCGGGTGCTGAGCACCAAGCGCACGACCGAGGGCGACTACGAGATTTCCGCGCTCCAGTACGAGCCGAGCAAGTTCGCATACATCGACACCGGCGCAAAACTCGAAGACCGGCCGATCAGCGTTATTCCGATCACTGTCGTTCCAGCCCCGGCCAGCGTTACGCTGTCCGCAACATCTGCGATTGACCAAGGCATCGCCGTCACCACGATGACGATCACCTGGCCTGCCGTAAACGGCGCTGTCGGGTACGACGTGGAATGGCGGAAGGACAACGGTAACTGGATCAAGGTGCAGCGCACCGGTAGCACCAGCGTAGACATCACTGGTATTTACTCGGGCGGCTATCTGGCTCGTGTACGCGCTGTCAGCGCCTATGACATTTCGTCGACCTGGCGCTCGTCGAACCTGACACAGCTGAACGGCAAGGAAGGATTGCCGCCTGCGGTCACTTCCTTGACCACTGAAAGCCTGATCTTCGGCATCGGCCTGAAATGGACTTTCCCAGCCGGAGCCGAGGACACGCAGCGTACTGAACTCTGGTACAGCCAAACGCCGCAGCTGGATAGCGCGACCAAGCTGGCCGATCTGGCCTACCCGCAATCCGACTACACCATGCAGGGTCTGAAGGCAGGGCAATCGTTCTTCTTTTGGGCGCGCCTCGTCGATCGCACCGGCAACGTCGGCCCATGGTTCCCGACAGCTCCCGGCTTCGTAAACGGTCAGGCCAGCTCCGATGCTGATGACATTCTCGGCTATCTGGTCGGCGAGATCACCGAAAGCCAACTGGGTCAGGAGTTGCTGTCGGAGATCGGCAAGATCGGCGGTGACGGCCCGGGTTCGGTCAATGAACGCCTTGACCAGGTAAGGACCGACTTGGGCGGCCAGATCACCGACGTCAACAACACCGTGGGCGAAGTGCAGAACGAGCTCCAAGCACAGATCGATCAGATTGCGGATCTGGCTGACTCGATGCCTTACAAGGCCGACCAGACATACACGGCCGGGCAGGGCGTACTCGGCGCTGACGGGATCATCTATCAGGCGACCCAGAACGTCCCGAAAAACACGGCACCCCCGAACGCCACCTACTGGCTGAGCGTTGGCCAGGCGGTGCAGACAGCGAACGGCTTGGCCGCGCGCGTCACCACCGCTGAAACCAAGATCACCAGCATCGAGGGCGTGAACACCTCGCAGGCGAACCAGATCACCGGCCTGCAAACCTCGCTGGATGGCAAAGCGTCGTCCACTGCTGTCCAGAGCCTGACGACCAGGGTCACGACCGCCGAGGGCACCCTCAGCAGCCAGGGCACGGCGATCACCGGTCTGAACAGCAGCCTGACGACCACAAACCAGAACGTGACCGCCGCGCAGAATGCTGCGAATGCGGCGAACACGCTGGCAGGCGGGAAGGGCAAGGTCATAGTTCAGTCGGCGGCGCCGACGGCTGCCGATCAGTTGGCGCAGAACCTGTGGATCGACATCACCGGCAACGCGAACACCCCAAAACGCTGGACGGGGAGCGCGTGGGCGGCGGTTACAGACAAGGCCGCGACAGATGCTGCGGCGGCTGCTGCAAGCGCTCTGGCGCAGGTGGCGACCAAGGCTGAGGCTCAAACTGTCCAGGCGCTGAGCAACACGGTTACCCAGCAGGGGACAGACCTTACTGCGGCGGGTAATGCGATCACCAACATCACCGCGAATCTGTCGAGCGTGGGCGGCGAGAACCTGATCTTCAACCCGTCTTTTGATCGGGTCACCTCGCCAGCCACCACCGCTGATGGCTGGCTGATCAGTTCCACTGCAGGCGTTACCGCTACGCCTAGCTTGGTCGCTTCGGCGCTTGACACGGCTGGTCTCGCCCAGCGAATCGACATATCTGGCTTGTCGAACAGTCCTGCCACGCTCTACACCGACTTAACGCCGATCGCCACAAAAGCGGTCTCAGTATCTGAAGGTCAGGTGATGACCTATTCGGCTTACGTGAGAGGGACTGCCGGGCTCGCCGTGGTTCTGCTGATTCAGGCCCGGAACTCCGGGAATACAGGCATCGCGACTGTTACCGGAAACCTAGTGGTTCTTACTGGCTCGTGGCAGAGAGTGACGCTGACCTCGACTGCGCTTCCAGCCGCAACGACAAAAGCACAGCTCTATTTCCGAGTGCGCGCCAGTGCGCAGACGGCAGGTTTTGTTGAAGTGGATAGAGCTCAGGCTGAAATCTCTACCGTTGCTACCGGATGGAAAGATAACGGACAGGTATCGGCAGCTGATATCAGTACTCAGGCAGCGGCAACCACAGCGCTGACCGCGCGCGTAACCCAGACTGAAACCGGTTTGACGAGCGTTAGCGGTCAGCTCACCCAGTTGAATAACAGTGTCGGCAGCATGGGTGGCGACAACCTCTTGCCGAACAGTTCGTTTGATCAGCTGACGGCAGACGGCACCCGTCCAGCTTGGTGGCGCTCCGATGCAAGCACCGCAGGAACAAACGTAGTCACGCAGGTTGACTCGCCGTTAGCATTGAGCGCCAAGGCGGTGCGCTGCGCTGTGGCTACACTTGCGAACGGTGGCTACATGGGGCTTACGTTCCAGATCGCTGACGGAGATCGCCCAAAAGTCACTGCGGGGCAGAGCTATACGATGAGCGTTTATGCTCGCCTGTCCAGCGCGTCTGCAAGATTTGCGATGTATGTGCAATGGATCAATGATGCCGGCACTGTAATTTCAACATCGCAGTTGGCAGAGACCGCAGTAGGAACCGCTTTTACTCGGTTAAGCTTTACGGCTACAGCGCCGGCAGGTGCTGTACGTGCGCAAGTTTTCCCGGCTCGCTGCATCAATCGATCCGGCGCTACTGCTGACATGTGGGTGGAGTTAGACAACGTACAACTGCAAGAGGGTTCAACCCTCACGGCTTATTCGGCATCGGTTCAGGCCACCGCAACGCAAACTGCTGCAACCTCTGCCGCTGTCGATTCTCTTACATCCAGCGTGACCCAGCAGGGCACGACCTTGACTAGCGTCGCTGCACGCACCACGACGCTTGAGAACGCCGTAAACAGCACCGCTGATGGACTCGCAACCAAGGCCAGTGCGGCTGCATTGCAGACGTTGACGAACCGGGTAACAAGCGCCGAAGGCGTTAACACGGCTCAGGCGTCAAGCATCACCGATCTGCAAACCTCAGTGGGCACGATCCAAGGCGCGCTTGGGGCCTCTGGCCTTGATCCGGCAGAGAACGCGACGTGGAACTTCGACAGCACTGTAGACGGATGGGCGGCAGCTAATGCCTCGATCACAACAAATGCTGGGTATGTAACGGTTACTGCTACCACTGCAGACCCTCAGCTCACCCGTTCGGCAATCTCGGTTCAGGGCGCACTCTATCCGATCATCCGAGCCAAGATCACGCGGCGAGCTGGTGCAGTTGGAGATTGGGATGGTCAGCTGTTTTATGTGACGTCTGGCCATGGATTTTCTGGCAGTTATCGCAAAGTGGCTGCCAACCCAAACCTAGCGGTAGGGTCGAGCGCCGTTGTTGAGTGGGACATGAGCGCGCTCACAAATGGCGGAACAGATTGGCTGAGTAACACTATCACCAGCCTGCGAATCGACCTTGGATCGACTGTAGGCGGTTCGTTCGACATTGACTGGATCGTTGTAGGTCGCGTGGGCCCAGCGGCATCGAGTCGTGCATTGCAGTCGCTGACATCGACCGTCACCACCCAAGGCGCAACTCAGTCCGCGCAGTCACAGCAGATAACCGGGCTGCAAAGCTCTGTTGGCAGCAATACTGCCCAGTTGCAGCAGCAAGCAACCACAATCGCAGACTCCGCTGGGAAGATATCCTCGGCCTATACCCTTCGGCTGGCTACATCGGCCAACGGGGTCAATTACGTTGCAGGGTTTGGCATCGGACTGGACAACAGCTCCGGAGTTACTCAGTCGCAGTTCGTGGTTACGGCTGACCGGTTTGCAGTGCTGAACACGGCGGACGCTGGCGGAACATTGACATCACCTTTCATCATTGAGAACGGCCAAGTGTTCATGGCTGACGCAGTGATTAAGAGAGCCACCATTCAGAACGCAATTGTGGGGAATTATTTGGTGTCGTCGGCCAATACAACGTGGGGCGGTCCAGTAATGTCACTCAATATGGTCACGGGCGAAATCATCGCTCGCCATCCTACAAGAGCAAACACTTATACCGCCTATAACTCTGGCGGGGTTGATGTGATCGTAGATGGTGTGCGGCGCGTCAGAATGGGGACCTGGTAATGCCAGCAGGAATTCAGATATTTGATGCGCAAGGAGTTCTAATAGTTGACATTACCGATAACCTTCCTAGGTTTATCGGTTCTGTCTATACAGGGACTTCGCCTGGCTCGATAGCGATCCCTGCCTTTTCAGGAGGCAGGGGATTTGCCTATAGCACTGACACGACTGACACGTATCCAGGCGATGCGGTCAACCGGCCTATATTTCAGGTGACTACCTCCGGTATCTCCTGGTCGTGGGGTAGTGGCCCACCAGCTATTCGCCCCACCACCATTCTCTATGGAGTTTACTGATGGCTGCAGGTTTTCAATCTTTCAACGATTCGGGGAACGTGCAAATTGATGCCGACTACAGCAACTATGTAATGGTCGCTAAAGGCACCGCGGTCAGCGGTCCGCGGTCAGACGCAGGGTTCGGTGCCGACATATCGAGTGGCAAGAAAAACAGCATTATTGCCATCCGGTCTGGTGCATTTGCTGCAGTCTTCAATAGCCTGGACTCGGCGGGCAACGTCGTTCATAGAGTTCTCACCGAGACAAATGGTGCCTCATTCGAATATTGGATATTTTCGGCCGACCCAGCCCCGGCAGCGAACAGCGGGATCGAGATTTATAACGCTGCAGGGCAGCGAGTATTCCAAGGCATTGCACCGTACCTTAGGCTTTTGGGTTTTTATAACGTACCAGTTAACGCAGGTACGAACGGATCGGTATCAACGCCGGGGAAAAATCCGGCATGGGTATCGGCTTCTTACTGTGCGCTTTGGGAAGGAGCGACAGTTCCAAATCCAGGAGGTGCGCCTATCTCGCAGGGAATACTGCGGACTTTGATGGGGAGAAGTGTTTCAGGGGGCGCGCAGTACCAATCGAAAACGATTTACTCATTCCCAGCAAACCGTGGAACGTCAGATAACGCATACGGCGCTTTCATGCTCATCGATACCACTAACTTATAACCAGCGAGTGACAACTATGCCTTTCATCGTAATCAACACCAGCAACAGCTACGACCCAAGTAACCAGACTGAGTACGCCACCGAGGCAGAAGCGGACGCCAAGGCCCGCGAGATCCTGCAGGCGTTCCCCCAGTCCAACGTCCGGACCGCGCAGTTGCTCAAGACTTACCGCGCACAGGTGACCATCACGGCCGAAGACGTTCCTGAGCAGGATCAGACGGCCGAGTAACACAACGCTCACCAATGCCCGCCAAGTGCGCTTTGGGCCGTCATAGTTGGACGGACTCTAATCAGTACTGCTTACGCCGCACTTGGATATCGCCACGCTGGTATTGCTGATAACCGGTGTAAGGAATCAGGATCGTGTCCGCGATTGCGGAAGCAACGAGATCGAGGGCAATTGGCGTTACGG